GACGGCGACGAGGCCAGACAGAGGTACCTTAGCTTTCTGAAGCGCATAACGAGCATAAGCAAAGTCATTTTGAGAAATGGTCTTGCCAGTACCAGATGCGATGATCCGGTGGTCTGCGTCGTTGATGGTGTTAGCATTGTCGTTCGTTTGAACGCGATGCAGCTTCAGGGTTTGTGTTTCGTAGTATTCGTCAAAAGCGCGCTTCATCTTACGAGGAGCTGAGCTAACAGCTGCTGGTGCGAGGAAGTCGTCCTCAAGGAATTTGTCCGTGAAGGAGACCTTCAGACCAACGTGTTCGTTGATGTTGAATACGAATTGACCAGTGTCCATACGTCGCTCAGGAAGAGCTACGCTTTCAGACATTTGATCAATCGTCAACTCACCAAGTGAGCTGATGCGATAATTATCGCCATCACCGAAGTCGTTGATTTGGCGGACCATACCTTGCATGAAGGTTTGATCCTGGAACATTTCCTTGATTTGGCTAGTGAATACTTCATTACGCTTGAGGTGGGTAGAACCCCAAACTGAATCCATTGCAGGCATTTTAGTAATCCTATATTAAATCAATCAGAAAATAAATCTCGGCGCATCTGTGCTTGAACTTCAACGGACCAATACTTGTTCTCGTTAGTTCGTCGCAGATTATTGTAGTACTCTTTGTTTCGAGTTTCCCCGACAGTACCACTTACGCCACGTTGCCCCATTTCCCCAGAACCGGTGGAGCTACCGGCTTTATTGTTAGAAGAAGATGATCGTTGGGGAACGAACAACTGTAAGAAAGCTTTAGGGTTGTTCTGGGCCATAGTAGTCGCTTCGTCTAACGTAATGTCCAGTTCACGAGCACGGTCTATAACCTTTCGGTCTGCCGTTGCCCAATCACCGAACTCTTCAGTCAGAGTGGTTTGTACTGTGTTCCAGTTTGCCGTTTGCTTAGCGACAGTTTGGTGTTGCCCCAGGACTTCTTCTACTACCTGGGCGACATCGGTGCGGTCTATACCCTGTTGGGTTTGACCATCACCTTGGGTGGCAATCCTTGCCAGAGCATCATCGAGAGTAGTCGCATTTGCGAGTTTTTCTTCTAACTCCACGTACTTGTCGCGTAGTTCTTTGTTCTCGTTTTGCAGCTGTGGAATGAGAGCTTGTGCGTTCTCATCACGTTTCCGCAATGCCTCGTAATCCGATGTGTCTATTCCTTGGGAACCGTCCTCGGGTTTGGTCTGCCCGTCCGTATTCTCACCAAAGTTATTTCCTTCATCTTGACTGCCTTGGTCGCTGGCAGCCGTACCGAATTTATCAGTCATCTTATGTCCTTGTTAAGTCCGCGGTTATTCGCATAGCTGATCTGTAGCCTGCGTACCACGCTTGTAAGTATTGCCAGTTGTCGATCTCAAAACCTTTCGGGCTGTCAATTAGATCTGATTGACGTTTGATTTCTTGCTGTGCATACTTGTTAATCTGTGTAAGGACCCTCTTAGCTCGTAGATAGCTACGTGCAAATTCGTCCCTCTCCTCTTTCGTCTTAAACGTTTTAAGCAAACGCTCCGACGGCTGGCCCTTGTTCACTGGTTCCAACATCCAAATCTCCTACTGTGTCTGTCTGCGATTCGACGATAGCTTGGTCTTGTGCTACCTGAGTCCGACGTTGTGCTTCCAGACGTTCCTCTATTCTGGCGTACGGTGCTACTAGATCTTTAGAGCCACCTGCCAAGTCCATCCATTCTTTATACAGCTCGGCCAGTCCTATTGAACTGAAGTGCTGTGCTACCTCAGGGTCCATCAATGGGCCTTGTTGCAGCTGTGTTAAGTTCTGTACCAGCTGTGACTCACGAGCAAAGTGTCGTGCACCTACTGGTACAAGCCGTCCATTACTTGTAATGTCTTGCTTAGTGATCTTCTTGAACTGGCTAGCACCGGTATCGTTATCAACGATCTCGATCATATCCGTACCATCCAGGTTACGGACAGCTACTTCTAGCTCACCATTCACGATCTCTTCCAAGAACTCCTGGAAGATGTTGACCTTATGTTGGAAGGATCTTGCTGCGGCATTGGACAATCCTTGGAACTCACCAAGTGTTTTCTCACCTGGAGTCCTGAAGCCAAGTGCCTCCCTAGGAGACAGCGCGAACATTTCCATACTATCGGTCAGTTCCCTGATTTGTAGATCGGCGTTTAATACGGTCGTTTCAGGGCGCAGATACGATACACTACCGTTCTCTGCGATGTAGTAATGCTTGGCACCACCGACCTGCATAACGTCTTCAACGTCACCTGCAAATACGATATCAGGGTCAAGCATTTGGTCGAATGCATCGGCTCGTGCATTCTCCAGGTGGTTCACACGATACTGTAAACCAACCAGGTTATCGAGGGGACCTTGGCCCCACAGGTTATCAGCTCTCTGCCGCCACGCTACGTGGTAGATATGAGGCTTCCCTGTCCAGGTATTGATCTCACGATCAGAGGCTATTGACCACCTGTCTACGACTACGATCTCACGATCACGTTCGTAAGTTGGGTTCTCGCCACCAGCCCAGTACAAGTCACCGTGGAAGGTGAGTACTTCAACTAGGCCACTCTCGTAGTATTCAGAAGCTGAGCCAAAGCCATCGAACTGCATCATGAGGTCTTGGTTGATATCGCCCTGACTCCACTGGCGTACTACGCCGCGGTTCTCAGTAGCGAGTCGCAATATCTCTTGCCACTTCTCTTCGCTTGGGTTGTCTTCTGCTAATCTACTTAGTTCTGCTAATGTGTACAGATCCCGCGTTACCTTGGGAGACTGTGCAAAGCTACTTGCCATAGGGTTAAACACGATGTCCCGAGGATCTCTACGCTTGATCTTAGGTCCTACATAAGCCACTGTTACCTGGCCAGTAAGAGGATCAATTGCAAAGTCTCGTACGTATTCAACTTCAGCGAAAGCGTTACCATAGATAACCCAGTCGCTCTCTAGCTTACGCATTGTGTTACGGAAGTTCGAAGCACGGATCATGTGCTTAGTCTTCATGTACGCTTCAACGATCTCACGCTTCTCTTTGTTAGCTGCGTCGCTATCATTACCTTTCCATCTTAACCAAGCTTCATTGGGGAACAATGCAGCGTCATAGTTAATGGTTAGCGTATCATACAGATTCGCCATCTTAGGTCGGTGGGTCGTGTTAGACCACTCCGCGAAGTCTTCGTTGGTAGTATCTTTGGTAGAGGTAGCCCATACATAGCGCTGTACTTCATCCCATCGTTCCATAATACCGCTACGTGCGCCGTTATACTTGGTCCATGTCAATGTAACCATCTGCGCTTTGATGTCTCGGTTACCTAGTACCGATGTTGTAATGTCCAGTCCGTTGCCTGCACTCATGCTACTCTGCTCCGTCGTCCACCAAACCGTGCGTTGTAAGTGGTGTTTGTATCCATAACTCTTAAATTTGATGCGTATATTTTCTTGCCAGGGGGCTTGGCTATGTTGATAGCTGAAACAAAAGCATCGACTAAGTCGTCATGCTTCGGTCGATCCAGGATAACCTGGTCTTCAAATTCTGCTATCAGGCCACCGCGGAAGTGCCAGATGCGCTGGTCTGCGTATCTCCATTCCAGGACTGCGCCCTTGCGTTCGGTTTTAGAACCCTGACGTGTCAACGCAGGCTTCCCTTCGATGGTCAGAACTTCTCCGTTCTGCCGTACCAGTCTATCCAATTCATTCTTAACGAACTGGCCACCGGCGTTAGTTTCAACTGACAGCTTTCGGAACTGCCACTTGCGATGAAGACTCATCACTTCGTTGTAGTAGTCGTTGAAGCTGGCTGTCTTGAACTGAGTAAGATCCAACAGGTAGATGTTCTCGTCCATGTCGATACCTATGACAGCTATGGCTGTGAAGTCTGAACCAACATTGTCGGTCCAAGCTACGTCCATGGCAGCAAAGGTATTCAGTAGTCTATCTCTGTAGAATACTTTAGTTCCCTGTACCTTGATATGCTTTCGCTCGTAGTACTGGAAGTGTCCGCGGCTAATGCTCTGTAAATCAATAGCGTTAGGATCGTTGTAGTACTGGCAGAAGAACTGGACCAGCTGGCCCTTGGATTCGTAGTCTGCCCGTATGATGGCTAGAGTCTGTGCGTCGAACCCGTAGGATTCTCCAGTCTCTTCGTTCCGTGTCAGAGGCCACAGGAACTCACCG